ATCGCCCCGACCGGCAGCGCCGGCGGGGCTCCCGGCAGTAGGGGCCGATGGTCGGCACCCGGAACCGGAGACCACCACGATGACCAAGCTTTCCGACAGCCAGCGCGTGATCCTGAGCGAGGCGAGCCAGCACCAGATGGGCATCGCGCGCGCCCCGAAGACCCTGCCCGCCGCCGCGCGCAACGCAGTATTCCGCAGCCTGATCAAGAACAACCTGCTGATCGAGATCAACGCCCCGCCTGAGCATGTCGGGCTCGGCTGGCGGCAGGATGATGACGGCACCTGGATTGTGGCGCGCATCACGGATGAGGGCCTGCGCGCCATCGGCGTCGACCCGAATGAGGGCGACGCTGTGGCCGACACGGCGCCCACGGGCGCGACGCACGACGCTCCGGTGGAAACCCCCGCCCTGGCCACCGAGGCCAACCAGGCCGCGCCCACTGCGGCCCCGCGCTCGAGCCTGCGCGAGGTCGCTGCGGCGGTGCTGGCGGCCTGGGACGACGAGGCCAACCGCGACACGGACATGATCGGCGCGCTGGAGGGGCCAATGGCGACGATGCGCGCTGCACTGGCCAGCAAGCCGGTCCGCGACGCCGGCACCCCGCGCAAGCCGCGCGAGGGCACCAAGCAGGAGGCGGTGCTGGCGATGCTGCGCCGGCCCGAGGGCGCCACGGTCGCCCAGGTCGCAGACGCCATGGGCTGGGCCACGCACACGGTCCGCGGGTTCTTCGCCGGCCTGAAGAAGAAGGGCCACACGGTCGAGGTGCTGGAGCGCGTCCGCCAGGTCGGGCCGAACAAGGAAGGTGCTCGGGGGTCCTACACGGTCTATCGCATCGCCGGCTGACGCCACGCCGGATCGGTCAGGGCTCGCCGCGTAGCGGCGGGCCCTCGTGCCTCTCCCGCCGGTTCTCCTTGGGCTTTGGCGGATCGAGGGCGACTACCAACTCGTCGAAGCTCCACTTGTCGCGCTTGCCAGCCTTGGCGACGTCCAGGAGCACCTGCCGCGCATCGTCGACGTAAAGCTTCACCATGCGCGGCGTGCCGCAGCTATGTTCGGCGAGCGCCATCGCCTTGGCGGTCGCCATTACCATTCTCTCTGGGTCTTTGCTGGAGTCCTTGGGCGACATGCTGCTGCTCCACTGACGCGGGAGCGATGATGCACATTGCGCATCCTGAATCCCACGAGAAACCGACAGCGCAGCGCGAAGAAATCTGGTCACGCTCCAACGCAGGGCGCCTGGGCGATGGGAGCCTGAGGCGCCGTTATGCCGGAGACCACATCCACCCGCGAGGCAGCCCGCCGCATCGGCGTGACCGAGACGGCGCTGCGCAAGGCCGAGCAGTCGAGCCGCATCGCGCGCGAGCCAGACGGCACGTGGGACATCGACAAGACCCGTCGCCGGATGGTGGAGACCGCCGACCCCATCCGTTCCCCGCTGGCCAGCGGTGCTGGTGCCGAGGGCACGCCCTTCGCCCGGCTGAAGGTCGCGCAGCTTGCGCTGAAGGTGGAGGCGCAGCGCCTCGCGCTCGACGCCGACAAGCGCCGGCTGCTGGACGTGGCCGTCGCCAACACCGCGATCGACGAGATCGCGGGGGCGATGCGCGACGCCCTGCTGAACTGGCCGGCCCGTGTCGCAGGCCTGATCGCCGCGGAACTGAATGTCGATCCGCACCTGCTGCAGACGATCCTGCAAAGCCACATCACCGATCTGCTGACGGAGGCGGCCGATCGCTTCGATCCCCCCGGCATCGGAAATCGCACCCCGGACACGTGAGCATGTTCGCCGCCGCGCTGGCGGCATGCTCCGCCCCCCGCCGCAGCTCACCGTCTCCGCCTGGGCCGATCGCCATCGCATCCTCAGCAGCCGGGCCTCGTCGGAACCAGGCCCGTGGCGGACGTCTCGCACGCCCTACCTGCGCGACGTGATGGATGCGTTGTCGGCGGTGCATCCAGCCCGCCGCGTCGTGTTCATGAAGGGCGCGCAGGTCGGCGCGAGCGAAGGGGGCAACTGTTGGTTGGGCTACATCCTGCATCACGTGCCGGCGCCGGTTCTGGCGGTGCAGCCCACGGTGGAACTGGCAAAGCGCTTCAGCCGCCAGCGCATCGACCCGCTGGTCGAGGAAACACCAGCGCTGCGGGAGCGGGTCGCCCCGGCCAGGGCCCGCGATAGCGGCAACACGCTGCTGTCGAAAGAATTCCCTGGCGGCATCCTGGTGCTGACCGGGGCGAACAGCGCGGTTGGGCTGCGCTCAATGACCGCGCGGTTCCTGTTCCTGGACGAGATCGATGCCTATCGCCGACGGCACGCTCCGTGCGGTGAGCGTCGGCTACCGCGTGCACCGCTACGACCCGCGGCCCGACGCCGCGACCGGCACCACCATCCACCGCGCCGTGGATTGTGAGCCCTTCGAGATTTCCATCGTGCCGGTGCCCGTCGATCCGGCCGCTGCCGTCCGCGGCGAGGGCGACCAGGCCCACCCCACGACTGCCATCGAACCCGCCCTGTCATCCCCCGAGGAGATTTTTATGCCCGAGACGATTGCCGCTGAGCCGGCGGCCGTGGCCACCCCGCCCCAGGAGCCGCCCGCGCCCACGCCCGCCACGGAGGCGGTCCGGGCCACCCCGGCGCAGGATGCCGCCGCAGACGCCGTTCGCGCCGAACGCGAGCGCATTGCCGGCCTGGCGCCGGTTGCCAGCGCCGCGCGTGCCCTGGTCGCGGCCACAACCGTGGACAGCCTGCACCAGCGCGCCATCGCCGAGGGCTGGGCGCCCGAGGCGCTGCGGAGCGCGCTGTGGGAGACCGTGGTGCAGACCGCCAAGCCGCCCGCGATCCCCGCATCCCCGGCCGCCAGTGGCGCCAGCAACGAGGATCCCGCCGCCATCCGCGAGGCCAGGGCGGAGGCGCTGGCTGCCAGCGCCATGCCCGGCTACCAGCCCCCGGCCGGCGGCCGCCATGCGCAATACATGGGCTGGCGCCCCTCCGACATGATCGCAGAGCTGCTCCGCGCCCGTGGTGAACGCAGCATCCCGCGCAACACCACGCTGTTGGCCGAGCGCGCCTTCCACACCACCAGCGACTTCCCCGCGCTCCTCTCGGCCGCGGCCAACAAGATGCTGCTGGCCGCCTATCAGCCCGCCCAGCCGACCTACCGCACGATCTTCCTCCGGCGCGACTTCCGTGACTTCAAGCCGCACCGGCACTTGAGGGTGGGTGACTTCCCGACCCTGCTGCCGCTGGCCGAGAACGGCGAGATCCAGGCCGGCACCATGTCCGAGAGCCAGGAGATCGTGCTGCTGCAAATCTTTGCCCGGCGCATCCGGGTGACGCGGCCAATGCTGGTGAACGACGATCTCGGCGCCTTCACCGACTTCGCCAGCATGATCGGCCGGCGCGTCGCTGACTTCGAGAACGCCACCGCCTATGCGCTCCTCAACAGCGCCAACGGCGACGGCCCCACGCTCGTCACCGGCTCGGCCGCGGTGTTCGGCACAGCAGTGGCGCGCGCCAACAAGGCGGCCGCCGGCACCGCGCTCGATCTCACCAACCTGGCGCTGGGCCGTGCGGCGGTGATGCGCCAGAAAACCCTCGACGGCCTGCCGATCTCGCTGGGGGCTGCCATGCGCCTGCTGGTCGGCCCCAACCAGGAACTGGCCGCCCGCCAGCTGACCGTGAGCGTGGCCGCCACCCAGACCAGCAACGCCAACGTCTATGCGGGCTTCATCCAGCCGCTCGTGGAACCGCTGATCGCGTCCAACCGCTGGTATCTGTTCGCGGATCCCCTGGCCACGCCGGTCTATGTCTACGGCTACCTCAACGGCGCCGAGGGGCCACAGGTCACCACCGGGCCGGTCTCCGGCGTCGATGGTGTCGAGGTCAGCGTGATCTTCGACTTCGGCGTCGGCGCCATCGACTTCCGCGGCGGCTGGTTCAACCCGGGCGTCTGATCACCGTCTACCCCTTCGCCGCCATCAGGTCTGAGTGGCAGCGAAGGGGTTGTGGATCGTGACGCCTCGCCAGGTGAACCCGTGCTGCAAATCCTCAGACAGCAGCATCCGGCAATCCGCCTGTGCGGCGGCCGCCAGCATGACCGAATCCCAAAGGGCAAGGCGGTGGGTGGTCGCTACCTCCATCGCCTCGAGCATGACGGCGGGGGTGGTTCCAATCATGGGATAGCTGTCTGTCCACCCCAACACCGCCGTCCTTGCCTCTGCCGCCGGACGGCGGGCTTTCCGGGTGAGGACCACAAACAGCTCACCCAGAGCCTGGGCCGGCAGCATGATCTCCTCCGCCGCAAAGCCGCGCAGGATGGCGAGCGCCGCCGTCCTGCGCTCCTCGCCGTTCACACCCTCGGCGTAGGCGAGGACGTTGGTGTCGAGCGCAATCCTCACCTCAGCGCTCGTAGAGTTCGTCGCGGCTCCAGCGCCCCACATCGACGACAGGTTGGGCGTCGAGGCGCGCCAGCAGGGCGACCCGGGCAGCATCGCGCGCCGCGTCAGCCGCATCGCAAGGCACGATGCGGGCCACGGGCGTGCCGTGTGCGGTGACAACAAAGCTGCGGCCGTCCTCCCTCACTTCACGGAGCAGGCGGGAGAAGGCGCGGTTGGCCTCGGCGGCTGAGATTCTCTGGTCCATGCCGGTATAATAGTGAGTTGCACTACTTCTTGCAACCGTGGCCTGCCGCGCGGCGGTAGGTGTCCTCCCCAACCCAGGAGCTTCCATGCGCCACTTCATCCAGCCGGGCGACAGCCTGGCGGCTTCCATCCCCTATGCCAGCGGGGTCACTTCCGGCCAGGGCATGCTGGTCGGTGCCCTGTTCGGCGTGGCCGCGGTCGATGGTGCCCAGAACGCCGTGATCGAGGTCGCCACCAAGGGGGTGTTTGGCCTCACCAAGGAACCAGCGCTGGCGATCACCGCCGGCGCCCGGGTGTTCTGGGACAACAGCAACCGCCGCATCACCACCACCGCGACGGGGAACTTCCAGGTCGGCCTCGCGGTGCTGGCGGCCCTGGCCGCGGACACGACAGCCCGCGTGGTGCTGCTGCGCGTGCCGGCCTCCGGCGCCTGAGGCTGGGCCGCGGAGCCGCCGCCGATGTTCCACACCACCAGCGACTTCTCGCTGCTGCTGGGCGACGGCACCGCGCGGGTGGCAGCACCCGTCGCACTGCCTCCGCCCGGCACCCTGCTCCTGCCTGCAGCCGCGTGGCGCGTCGACGTTGGCTTGGCCGTGGCGGCCCCGAACCTGGTCGGCGCGGGCGCGGCACCCGATCTGCCGACGATCGCGGGGATGGCGCTGATCTTCGACATCGACTTCGGCGGCGTCTCGGCCGGCGCCTTCCCCACGCAGATCGACAGCCGGGCAGGATCGGCAGGCACGGCCCGCGCGGTGGCAGGCGGCGGCACGCCGACCATCGTCACCGTCACCGGCAGCCGCCGCGGCGCCTACTGCGACGGCGTGGACGACTGGATCAACGTGCAGAACGTGCTGGCCTCGCTGCTGCCGGTGAACCCGAACCCGGAATTCATCCTCGGCGTGGTCGGCCGCGTGCCGGACTTCACCAGCGGCAAGTTCTTCGCCGACATCACCCGCGGCAACCAGTCCGGCGCCTCGACGCTGAACCGCTACGCGCTGAACACCAGCTCCAACGCCAGCGCTGCCTGGCAGCGGGCGGACGGCGCCAACGTCAGCTCAGCGACCATAGCGCCAGCCAGCAGCCTGACGGTGAACACCACGCTGCGGATGATCGGCCGGGCCGCGACCAACGGCGACAACATCAACCGCGGCATGGTGAACGGTGGCACCAAGGCCAGCTCCGTGGCCCGCTCGGTCACCTCCTCGCCCGGCAGCTGGCAGCGCTTTGCGATCGGGGCGCAGATGATCAACGGCGACGGCACCACGATGTCGAACTTCCGCGAACTCACGATCGAGCGCGTGTTTGGCTACCACGCCGGCACCGCCAACAGCGCCACTGACGCGGCCCTGGACAGCATCGAGGCCGTGCTGGCCCCCTACTACACCTGAGCGCGCACGCATGCCGAGCCTTCTGCATGTCGTCCGCAGCCAGTCGGAGGGAGCGCTATGGTGCACCCGTGGCGGCGCCGTTTACGTCGAACTGGCGCTGCGCGCGACCCGGGACTTCGAGGGCCGCACCGCCTTCAGCCAGGAGATTTCCCGCCGCACCGGCTGGGCCATCAACGACCGCGGCGACAGTTATGCGGCCGTCTCCCCGCCGCCGCTGCCGACGCGCTGGGGCGGCACCAGTTTCGTCGATGACTGGCAGGCGCCGTCGCCTGGCCTGGCGCCCTACGCCTCGAACAGCGACAGCCGGCTCTCTGGCAGGATCGGCGGGAGCTATTTCACCTCGCTCGACAGCATCCTGGCCAGCCACGCGGCCGCCGCCGACGCGATCCTGGTCACCTGGTTCCGCCAGACCTGGGAGAGTGCCGACCCGAGCTGGACCTTCAACGTCGTAGAATACGCCCGCGCCGTCACGCTGTTCGTGAACTTCGAGATGGCCAAGCTCGCTGCCGCCGCGCCGGGCACCCCACCTGACGGAGTTTCCCATGCGCATCCACGGTTCCGCCGCTGCTGCGGCGGCCTTGCTGCTGCCTGCCTGCAGTGTTCTCGAGCCGGTCGCCGAGCGGACCGCCGGCTACGTCGCCAAGGCCGCCGACGAGTACTGCGCCGCGCCCTACAGTGTGCGGAGCGAGATCGCTGCTGCGGTCAATGCAAAGACCCGCGTCGCCACCTTGCGGGTCCTGTGCGACGAGAGCGACACGCCCCAGGACGTCACTCCGTGACGGCCTTCGCTGGCGCCATGACGGCGATCGTGGCCGACCCAAATCTGGGCTCCGATGCGGACTACCGCCGCGGCGGCATCGGGCCGGCCACCGCCGTGCGCGTGGTCCGGAGTAGCCCCGACCGCGCCGCCAGCGCCTTCGACACGCCGCTGCTGCAGGCGACCGACGTGCTGACGGTGCCCGTCGCGTCCGTCGCCGACCCCCAGGCCGGGGACACCTTCGTGGTGCAGGGCGATCTGCTGACCGTCCAGCACGCCGAGCGCGACGCGGCCGGCGCTGCCTGGCGCGTCCTGTGCCGGCGGTGATGCCATGGACCTCAAGGCCGCGGTCGGCGATCTCCGTCGCATCCTAGAGACCGAGGTCAAGGCCGGCAGCAAGGCCGTCACCCTCGCGGTCAAGCAGGAGGCCGAGGCGCTGAAGCAGGCGCTGCGGTCCCAGGCCCTGGCCGCCGGCCTCGGTCGCGGCGTGTCCAACGCCTGGCGCAGCGAAACCTACCCAAAGGGCCGAGAGAGCCTGGGCGCTGCGGGCCTCGTCTGGACCAAGGCGCCCGACATCGTCACCGGCTTCGACCGCGGCAGCCTGATCCGCACCAGGGAGGCGGGCGGCTACCTGGCGATCCCGCTGCCGGCCGCACCCAAGCGCGTGTTGGGCAAGCGGGTCACCCCCGGCAGTGTCGAGCGCGCCATGGGGATCCGGCTCCGCATGGTCTACCGAAGGGGCAAGCCGAGCCTGCTGGTGGCCGACCTGCGGGCCTCCCGTGGCCAGCGTGGTGGGTTCCGGGCGCCGACCGCCGCGGCGCTGCGCACCGGCCGTGGCCTCACCACGGTGCCGATGTTCCTGCTGCTGCCGCAGGTGAAGCTCAAGAAGAAACTCGACGTGAAAGCGCTGGCCGACAAGGCGCTGCGCAACCTGCCGCGCCGTGTGACGTCGACCTGGGAACAGGTCTCAGGGAGGACCGCAGCATGACCACGTCCGTCATGACCTGTCGCATGGCCGCGGGCACCATCCTGGTACTGTCAGCCGCGGGCTGGGGGCTGGTGGCGCCCTGCGCCTGCGTGGTGGGGTGGGTGTGAGCGCGCGCGAGGCGGCGATCGCGGCGCTGGTCGGCCAACTGACGATCGCCCTGGCGGCACTTGACCCAGCCCCCACCGTGCTCCGCAACGAGACCGTGCCCCAGCGCATCCCGGAGGGTGGGCTGGTCGTGGTGCGCGATGGCGAGACCACCGAGGAGACCGCGATCCTGTCGCCGCTGCGCTGGCAGATCGAGCATCGCGCCGAGGTCGAGGTCATCGTCACCGGCTCCATGCCCACGGACCGCGCCACCGCGCTGGACGACCTGCTGGTCGCGGTCGGCGCCGCCATCGCCAGCGACC